TTGACCATCGTCTTCTGAAAATCATAGAGATTAAAGGGAACTATACCAAGATCAACATGCACGACTTTAATATAGTTTTCAATAAAATATTCAGGATCATCAGCACATTTCAAATATTGTTCTAGTTCTTCTTCTGTAAAATTATGTGTAGTCCCGGCAGGTTTTAGATTAGGGTTGCCGAGATATGATGTGGCAATTTCTTCACTCATCGCGGTCCTTTTTCGCATCCTTCAGCTTTTGACTAACATGACCCTGACCCCGAAGAAACTTCTGAAGTTCCGCAGTGGAACCCATGAAGATGGCATTCTGAGTCACCTTCTTCACAGAGTCTTCGTCCTTGATCTTCTTCATATCCTTCTGAAGATCAATAAGATCCTTGTTCGTCTCGGCAAGTTGGCGCATGATCTGACCCACCACTTCATATGCCCGTGGATGATCGGAACCCTCGGCTAGTTCAACAATACCCTGCAATGCCGTGCTACCAGTTTCAATAATATCTTGAAGGTTATTGCGAACATATTCATAATCTTGATCTTGATGATCATGTCTTTCTGTCACAGAAAATTCTTCTGGCGGAAGCAACTCTAACTGTTCTTCATCTTCACTCATAATTTATCCCACTATTGTGTGTTAGCTGATATCTTTATATAGTCAATATCAGTGTCGATAGTCATAGGCCCGTTGGGGTCTGCTGCAAGAAACAATTCAAACCTAAGTGCCGTTATTATTCTCTCATTCCACTGATCTTTGTTTGCACCCTTCATGTCCCAGTTTATCGTTTGCCATTCTTCTGAAAGTGTGTTAAAAGATGAAGATGAAATGGTATAATCACTAGGCTGAACAGTATCGACGTGCCTAACGCCTCCGCTGTCATTCCAAATATCCTTTTCGGCGCTATCCGAAGTTAACCAATAAAAATTCCCTCGCCAAGTAAAATTCCCGCCGGAAGAATCAACACGATCTTTGATCTTAAATCTCATAGAAATATTTTGATAGTTCTTTCCATAAAATGGCTCAAACAAATAATCGGGAACTGTGTTTGCATAAATCTGTATTTGAGCATTTTGGCTATAATTATCTCCCGCTGAATCTGATGCGGTTTTTTTGATCGTGTGCCTAAGAGATGATCCTGTTGGCAGCAACGTGACCTCGCCATTGGCAGCAGTAGTTTCTGTTTCAAACGTCTCCCACCCTCCATACGAAGTATTTCCTATAGCCGGACCAAAAGAGACAAGCTGACTATGCTGACCCTCATTGAATTCCCAAATCTTAAATACATCAGCACTTTCTCCGACATTGAATAATTGCTCAGATATTCCATAGTCACTATTAGCTGAGATCAATAAAGGATCAACACTGAGTGCTGCTTTATTTGTTGCAAGACCATTTGCGAACTGACCGGGCGTAATGTAAATCTGCTCATAATTATTCGCAACTGCGGCATTCATTGTAGGTCGAAGATTTATCTTAATCTTGTTGATCAGCCCCGAGTTTGAAACCGGACCAAACAACTGACCCTTCATCGTAAAATCCAAAGTCCAAATTATAATCCGACGTTCATCAAACCCACCCTCGTAGCTATCTTCCATATTGACGGAATTTAGTATCATAGGAAGATCCATATTCAAACCAAGTTCGGTTACACTCTTCAAGCTAACCGTAAACTCTGGGGTGAAGTATGGGAGAATTTGTTCAATGATGTGCGTACCATCTTCGATGTTTGAAATGTAAACACTCAATTGAAAATTGAAATCATACGGAACAGGGGAATATGTAGATGCAAGTTGGGTATTTGCCGTGTCTTGCCGTCTACCATAATACCTCTGCATGGTATTCAACTTTCGGTCTGGAGCATAATTCATCGAAACCATTTCAAATGACATACGAGGGAGCGAAATGGCAACCGGGCGATCCAAATTCGGATCTTGATTTAGCCGCTCAATATATCGCTGTTGTGGAGCATAGGAAAGCGGAATAGCAATGGTGTCTGCGTCTTCGCCACTCGTCGCTCTTCGATTGATTTTGATATTATTGAATAGTGTACCAAAGGCAACAACATAATCACGAATTAATCCATGCGAAAATACTTCAGCTAACATAATTTAAAAACTCCCGAATGGATTGTTTTCGCTAAAGTCCAGAATTGAATCCGATGTCTGTTCTATGGCAAAGTTGTCTTCTGTTGTACTTGCCTCTGCGAGTGCATTAGAGGTGAATGCCTGGCCCCTCGGTCCAGAGGTTTGTGCAATTTGATCAATCTCATCAATTCCTGTGTTAATTTCCTGCTGGTTGTACGCAAAGAGTTCGCACCGAAGGTCATAGACAGGAAGTGTGCCTGTCGGATAAAACAAACTCTCATGCTCAACAAACTCAATTTCAAATAACTTCTTGTTCATTGGAAAGTAAATCAAGTCACCCTCTCGGGGTCTTGGATATCCAGAGTCCAACTGCTCAAATCTACGAATAGAAAGAGTGAATGTTATTTGATCCCGAATATCAAGACCAAACTTTGAGAGGAAATCGCCTTGCCCCTCAAACCCCTCCACATTCTTAACATACATTTCAATCATATGATTAACACTGAAACTGGAAAGGGTATCCTCGCCTAGTATCTGATCAGCACTGGTTGATGAGATACGAGGAAGCCAATGCACATCCATACCATAAAACTTGATACTCTCGATCAAAAGATCATGTATCAAGTTTTGTTCTGGAGAACTACCATGATTGTTGATGTAATGATTTGTGGGCATCTTATATTACCCCACTAAGAAGTCTACGGGAAGCTCAAACGACAGGGACATCTGTTCCTTTAGTTGTGCAATTTCTGCTCGGGCATCTTCAAGAATTGCTCGACCATTTAACGTAACACCACCGGGAAGCTGAACCCCTTCAAGTTTACTAAGATTCATCCCCCATTGTTCTTTGACGAGAGCAGTGGCATATGATTTCATGAAAGAATTACCCCAAAGTTCTTCCGTGTCCCCCACTTTTTGGAATGTTTCAAGGACGATATAATCACCTACGGCAACATCCACTGTCCAATCCCAATCAATATATACTTTGTTGGTCACTCGATTGAACCGAAGGTTGCTCATGCCGCTAATTAGATCCTGAACCATGTTGAGGTGAGAAAGTCTCATCCAATAATTCGACATCTCTCTGACACCACGGGTACTATATGTTGCAATATCATTAAATGCCATTTGGTATCGAACGGAAAACATGTTTGTCGTCTGACCAGATGATGCAAGCATTCTGCTGATGCCAATGATAGAATTGTCTAGTGCGTCACCAAGATCCAAATACTTCGCTGTAATATCTTCCGAAGTTACTTCATGCGACACAAGAATTTTTTCAGTGCCATCAAAATGATACTCCTGCCAAAAACGCAAAGCATCATCAATGCGGTCTTCAAGTTGGAGTTCATCTACGTTAATCTCGGTAACAGGATGACCCAATCGCCTTTTAACGTACTCTATAAACGTAGCTCTTGTTGTAGGAACTGCCATTATCGTGATACTCCAGCGGTAGCGGTTAGAATTCCTTCATAAAGTCTGGTCTTATATGCATTACTTGGGTTTCGGACCACCACATCATACACATAGTTTCCCGGTGAGAGAGTGATGGTGTTTGCCGAATTTAAATGAAGGTTGACAATACCCGCAGTTGCGTCTACGATCCATACATTGAATACTGCTGCCGAATTTGCATGATAATAACTCTTCTTGACATGAGCATTTGCCGAGTCGTATCCAGACAAATTCAATACTGTAGCAGATGATCCATTTGCATAAGCAAACACATTTGCATTGTAGTCAGCGCCAATATCAACTGATATATTATGAAATCTGCTTGCCATTTAATTAGATTCCTTATAGATGGGTATTATGCTATCTATAGTATTTATACACCCTTGCTGCTGTCATTTTCCAATTCTAATTCACACATCTGAAGTTTTGTCTGAGCCTTTTCGATGTCTTCTTTCCAAGACTTTTTCAGGGGGGCGCGTTCTTTTGATTTCTTGATAATTTTATACCATGTATTTGATTTTCGCTTATCGACCTTTATGATCCCAGCATCCATATCATGCCAAAGCATATCAAGTTGCTCCGATAAAGGAGGATATGAATTTTCTCGGTTGTATGCAGGCTCAACTGCCTCATGGTAGAGTCGTTCAGCCTCCTTCAGATCCTTAATCTTTTTATGAAACTCTTGTTCCTTTTTAGCTGCCTCTTCTTTCTTTTTTTGTTCTTGATCTCGCATTTCCTGAGTTACCGTAACTTTGGAGTTGTCTCTTTGATATTTCATGTTATGCTTCCTCGACTACTTGGACTTTTAATGAAGAGTCGTGATATCCATATGCTTTAAGGTACACCGTTATTTCATTATGCTGCGGAAGATATGAATAGTTGTTACATGTTAGTTCTATGGTCTTGTCGTCTTCCGACTCAACCTGATATGTGTATTCATGGTTTATGTCCACCGACATCCCACTTAACAGCCCCGAAACTACTGCCTCATCAGTTCCGTTCGCGACAATCGTGTGTTTGTTTATATTGACAAATGTCATATGTTGTATTG